TTATTCATAATTTCGTCCATGATCGCCTCGCGAGTTACTGTACCGACGTCGCCAAGGGCGCTGTCGATGATCTTGAGCTGCATCTCGCGGTCGTAAGTGTCGGAGTTGATGGTGGTGCGGGTCGTAAGCCATTGGTCGATAATCCCCTCGGTCCCGCTTGCGCTGAAGACCATAGGGTAGACCGTTACCTCCGTGTTCAGGCTCTCGGTAGCGTGAACGTCAGTGCGGTCGCTTGCCCAACGCTCGGCAATCTCGAAGATGCGCCGCTCGCAGTTCTGTAGCGACCTACTGGCACGCCGCAAGTGCCGCTCTTCGCTCACGCTAAAACTGATAGCGCGTGACCTACCGCTGGCGTTGGCGGACCCTTGGTCGCCGCTGCTCAAGGCGTCTACGCCAGACAGGCGGCGAAGCCCCGTCACGCCCTCTTCCTTGCTCTTGCGCAGTTGGTCTAGGCCACTCCCGCCGATCTCCTCGAACAGAACGTTTTCGCTGCGGTCAGGGTTGAGCTTGACCGCCGCGCCCGGACCCAACGTTACCCGCCGTGCCCGCTCTTCTGCTCGCATGTCTTTGATAAGGGGATAGGCGTACCGCCATTGCGCAAACTGCAAGTCGGCGTCCACCACGAAGTTGGTGATGTCGTGCTGGTAGGCGTACCGCATCGGCGAGTAGAAGCTCATGGGCTTCTCCCGCTGCAAATGCAGGATGGCGATGGGCACAATGCCGAGGTTGTGGTCGCCCTGCGCCGTCGCTGTGACGCGCTCGCGCCCTTTGTCGTCGGTTTCAACGTCAAATGTGCGCCACGACGAGCGGTCGAACTCACGGTAGACGCAGACCTTTTTGGGCTTGGCCAGCGGGTCATCGGTGCGAGTCTGGTACTCCATGAGCCTGACCCAGTGAAACTCACCGCAGGCGTCCACGGACCAGTTCACCACTTGCGCTATACGGTAGGGCACGGCGACGATCTCATCCCGCTCGATCTGGCGGGTCACCGTCGCCGTTGTAAAGCCCATGCTGGTCGTCTCCTCGACCAGCCCGTCGTCGTTGACTGTAGGACGGTCAACGAGAATTACCGACGCACCAAACCCAAACGCCTCGAACAGGCGGTCTTCCATAAACTGGTCGAAAGGCGTCTGGCAGCCGTCACAGTTGATTAGGAACTTCGACCAGTTATTTGTAATGCGCTCGCTGCGTGTCGGCGGCCTCGACATTACCGCCCCAATGAATCGGTGAATTAGCGGCGCCAACTCCCCCTTGAACCGGGCAAAGCGGAGCCGTTGCTGGTAGTCAGTCGGCTCCTCGTCTTCGCCCCTTGGGATGTACCGCTCAAGGTTGTTCTTCACGTGGTCGAACAGAACGTCGTCAATCTCTTGCCACGTTCGCTCGTTGGCTCGCCATACCTCATGGCGGTCGCGTAGTCGCTCAAGCAGAGTGTCGTGAAGGTAGTTGTCGATCTCGTGCATGGTTAGCCCACCAGACTGACTTCGAGGTTGAACAGCAAGGCTTGCAGCTCTTCCAGTCGCCGCCCCTCGTGGTTCGCTACGTCGCACAGGCCAGCGTCACAGGTGTTGGCCTCGCGCAAGATGCTTTTCGGGTCCGACTTGGCCCAACGGTTGAACGTAAACACCGCCAGCCACTCTTCCATGATGTCTCGGTTGCTGAAGTCGCAGTACCGTGCCCCAATGAGCGCCATCTCGCACTGCTCCATGCGCTGCCGATCTTTGAACGTCTTGGCCAAACGAAGCCATGCGTCCGGGCTTAGAGTAGCCACGGTCTTTAGGTTGCGCAGTTGGTGGTCAATGTCCCAGTAGCCCGTTGTCTTATTGACCCTTGGTTTCGGCTCTTGTGTTTGCGACACGTTCTCAATGCCGTCGCTCATGCAGCCCTCCGCTGTGCAATCCATCCGTGTCCGGGCCTGTTGCCAATAACAGTCTATCAGCTGGCCTTTTAGCTGTGCAGGTGGTCCAGCATCTTCGTCTTGTCGTCTGCCCGCTGCCTGCCTGTAAACCGATAAGGAAACAGCTGGTCGATCAGGTAGTCGGTAGTGTCAGACATGTGCCCGATTGAGTTGCCGTCTGCGCCGACCTGCCGCTTGTCCTTGCTAATGCCGTTTGCCTCCATGCGTTGAGTCTTGAGGTCACGCAACAACACTGAGCACGACGGGTGAATGATCCATCTAACGGTACCGACTGCGTTGCGGAACAGCCCGTTCACCGACTTGAGCCTCGCGTTGTGGCGCGGGTTGGCTGATGGCACGCGCCGGATTACGCGCCCTACAAACGCCGGGCTGAGCCAGTCCTCGATCTCGTCGTACTGGTTAGTTCCGACCTTGGCACTCGCGTCTCCGTAGACGTAGACGTTGCGTTGGTGCCGCTCGCCCTGCCCGCCATATCGCCGGATTATCTCACGGCACACTTCAGGCGTGTTGCTGTTGTTGAGGCTGATCTCGCCGATAGTGTACAGCACGCCCCCTCGCACTTGACTAATCGAGCACGACATCGGCGATATGTTGAAATCCCAACTAATGTGAAGGTCGGCGAACGGGTCATACACTGCGTCACGGCGGACGTTGAGGTCGTCGTTGAAGTTGTAGTACGCCAGCCCGCGCCCTATGTCCACGTGCTCACCGTAGACGTAAGCCTTGGCCTGCTCCTCGCTTAGCGTGAGCAGCAGCTGGTCCACAAACGACTGCGGCACGCCCGGATTGTCGAGGGTGGAGATGCGCGTGAGCTTGTGACTGTCCTGCCACTGCTCCCGCTTGGCAGGATCACGCGGCGGCACGCAGAACTTTTCGTACACTGCGTCCAAGCCCTCGGGTGTGCCGTTGCAGAAGAACTGGTACACGCGACCGCGCCGCAAGCGGGACTCAAGGGCTACGGCGATCCGCCCGAAGTCTTTGATGAGAGTGGCTTCGTCCACGCCTGCGACCGCTAGGTTTGGGCCTCTGAGCTTGTCTGGGCGGTCAGCAGACCCGAAGTAGTACGTAAAGCCCCATGGGAACGTCAGCTCTTTGCGGCTCGGGCTGTACGTCGACAAGTCCCACAGGGTCCGTCCTGTAGTCTCCTCGGTCACGTTGCTCATAATGTCGTCGCGCAAAGTTGGCAGCAGGGTCCGCTGGAACATCTCATGCGTCGGTGACACCAATATGCCCCTGTAGCCGCGTCCGTTGAGCAAGGATAGCGTGATGGCCTTCATGCAGAAGGGCAGCGTCTTGCCTGACCCGAACCCGCCAATGATGGCTGTGGCTGGCGTCTGGTCACGGACCCATGTTGCCTGCCGATCCGTGAACCTGACCCCTAGCTGGCCGAATGATATCTTGCCTTTGCGAGTCACGCGGCTACCCTTTCACCATGTCAGCCATACTCACTACAGCTGAAGCGGCTCGCCTGTTAGGCGTGTCCGAGCGCAGGGTCCGGCAGTATTGCCTGTCAGGCAGGCTTGGCAGCAAAGTCGGTGGCCGTTACCTCATTGCGGCTGAGGAAGTCGAGGCGTTTGCGGCAGTGCCTCGGCGTCCCGGTCGGCCCTCGGCTAGTCGCTTGGATGCCGCACCGCCTTCTCCCCCGTCAGATCCTCCCACCGCTTGACCGCGACTCAGTGCTCGCAAGGTCCACCAGCCACTGCGCGAAGTCAGTTTCTGCGCCGCTCATGTCGTAAGCGTCCGCAAGCACTGCCCACTGGTCGGCAGTAAACGTCACCGTAGTCGCAGTGGTTTCGTCGGTCTGGTCCGCAGCAGGCGACTCAACAATGTCTGGTACGTCGAGATTCTTGTCGGTAGCAGCCGGTGCTTCCCACTCAGAGTCTAGCAACATGTTAGCTTCAAAGGACTCGAATCCTACTAGCTCCAAATCGAGGCCGTCGTCGCTCAGCTGTTGCAACTGGCTGGCGAGCCCTTGGAAGTCCCACACAGCCAATTCGCCGGTCTTGTTGTCGGCGATAGCGCGAGCCATGGCGTTGACTCGACCCTCTTCGACAACCAACGCAGCGACATGGGTCCAACCGAGTGAAAGAGCTGCCTGTAGCCGGGCGTTGCCAATGCGCACGACCATGCCGTCACGCTGCACTACAACAGGCTGGTGTTGGCCGAACGTGTTCAGCGAGTTGCGCACTGCTTTTAGGTTACGCTCGTCGTGCAGTCTCACGTTGTCAGGATCAGGGTTGATAGACCGGATTGGCACCAGCAGGTCGGTCAGTCCGTCGAGGACTCGGTGGTGCTCAGTTACCACCAACAGGTCGTCATCGTGAATCCAGTCTTGCCCAAGGTTGAGGAGCCCGCGCAAATACTTGTCGCCAGCAGCAACCCGCTTGTCCTCGGTAATCTGCACAGCTGGCACGCGAAACCCGTTCTCGTGATCCCAGTCAGGCAGGTCGAGGGTCGCGGTTTCAATGACCGCCCGGTCGGCCAGCTC